TATTTAGACACAGGAGGAACAATGACAGACAACCAAAACAAAGTTTTTGCTAAATACAATCTAACAGTCACCTTTTCCACCGGAGATAATCCTTGCATACATATTGAGAATTCTCACAACGTAAAAGCGCGAGCGACTATGGAGATATTGTTAGATTATATCCATAGCACCGAGGATTACAAAAAGCTCATTGAGGCGGGCTTTACCAGAACTAAAGGAAGCCAACTTCGTGAATGGATTGGTCATAACTTCTTATATAACGTTGGATATAAGAGAGACCAAACTGGCTCCGTTGATATTGACCAAAACGAACCCAAATGGCGGAGATTCCTCTACGCTATTTTCAGTATTTTTTATTGAGGTGTTTTATGCATATACAAGATGCTTGTGAACAAGCTTATAAAAATGGATTTGCTGCTGGAAAACTTTCAGAACAAGAGAGCAAAAATACGCAAGGAAAAAATTCTATGGACAGCTTAGGCAATCGGATGAAAGGGTATGAAGATATATCTAGAATCTATTTAACAAAGCGTTCGCCAGTAATCATTAGAATCGATGGGAGAGCTTTTCATACATTCACTCGAGGTTTCAAAAAGCCTTTTGATGCCATATTGATGAACGCCATGAAAAAGACGGCTCAATCTCTTTGTGAAAAAATTGCTGGATGTAAGTTAGCGTATACGCAATCAGATGAAATTAGCTTATTGCTTATCGACTATGACACAAATGAAACGCAACCGTGGTTTGAAAATAATTTGCAAAAACTTGTAAGTGTTGCTGCAAGTATGGCAACTTTAGCTTTTAATAAGGCTTTCGATGAATATTTTGGTTTATACGACCAATGCTTCCAAGAATGTTGGCAGGATTGCGAACAGGAAAATATGTATCGCAAAAAGCTTTTTGAAGCCAGAGAAAAAGGCGCAACATTTGACGCAAGAGCTTTTATCTTACCAAAAGAAGAAGTTTGCAACTATTTTATTTGGAGGCAACAAGATGCCACAAGGAACTCAATACTGTCAGTGGCACAGGCACACTTTTCGCACAAGGAACTGCAGGGCAAAAAATGCGACATTCTGCAAGATATGCTTTTCAAAGAACACGGGATTAACTGGAATAATTACCCCATTGATGAAAAGCGTGGTTCTTTTTTTGTAAAAACAAAAATCCCTTTGAATGGCGTAATGAGAAGTAAATGGGTAATCGACGAACAAATCCCCATTTTTACCGCACAAAGAACATACATAGACCGCCACGTTTTCGGGGAGGAATTGCAGTGAAACTATTTTTCGTGGCATTAACTTTCGCAATAATTATCCTTATTTATTGCAAAAGAAATCCCCCGCCACGTTTCAGAGGATAAAATGAGAAACTCATATAAACGATTAACGACCACGGATGTTGGCTACGACCCTCGTCTTGACAGCGAGCGTCCTCGTATCAAGCACAAGGCAAAACAACAGATTAACAGAAAAACTCGTCAGCGTCTAAAGCAAGAGGTTAAAAATTTCTCCATCTCCGAGACCTGCGTTTGTTGTGGCGCAAGCTTGGGTGATGCAGAACTTGGCATAATGTATTGCCAACGCTGTTCCAGTGCGTTGCAAGAACAACTATGAAAGTATTTTATATTGTATATTCAAGAGTACGAAAAAAGCACCCGCATTTTAGCAAAAAACAAGCTGTAATCCGCACAAAAATCCTGCTAAAAATCTAAATAAAAGGGTTCTTTGATTGAGAATAGGAGAAATTATGAAAAATATAATTAGGAACAAGTTTAACGAAGCCCGTAAAAATCGGGATGAATTAAATAGAAAAACTTACGAAAGTGTGATAGCAAAAATTACGGTCGCCGAAAAAAGCGGTAAATATGAACTTCCACTCTCGAATGAAATCATCGTTAGCCTTATTCAAAAGGAAGTGAAAGAATTACAAGAAACATTATCTTATTATAAGGCACCTACGGAAGCATCTCAAAAAATCGAAATGCAAATTAAAGAACTTCAACAGTATTTGCCCGAAGCTTTATCGGAGGAAGAAGTTGAAAACATTATCCGAAAATTTATAAGCGACGGAGAAACGAATAAAGGGAAAATTATCAAGGCTACGATTACTGAAGTTGGAAATCGATTTGACAAATCCTTAATACCCAAAATGGTGTCTTTGATATTTGGAGCGTAGCTTATGATTTACACCAGCTATTTCGCAAGGTTGAAAAAAATTCCCAATACAATATGTCCTATCGCAATATGTGGAAAATCTCCAGATTGGTATAATGGACTTGAATACAAAAAGCTCGCGCCAAAATGGTCATTCTTCTCCGAATGGAAAAAGAACCAAGATAACGATTATTATTATAGACATTTCTTGAAAGAGGTTTTGGCTCCTCTTAATCCACATACAGTTATAGAAGAGTTACAAGCAATGGCGGGTGGAAAAGATGTTGTCCTGCTGTGTTACGAGACATCAGATAAATTTTGCCATCGTCATATCGTGAGGAGCTGGTTAAGGCAACACGGAATTAAAAGTGAGGAATTCGATGCATATAAAATATTTTGTAATAGCTGACACACATTTTAATCACGAGAACATCATTCGGTTTTGCAATCGACCGTTCTTAACTATTGAAGAAATGAATCACCATTTGGTAAAAACATGGAATGAGACAGTACGGAAGACCGATGTGGTATTTGTTTTAGGCGACTTTGCCTTTGGCAAAGAAACCGTATCAAGATATGTGCCTTTGTTGAACGGTAGAAAAATTTTAATCAAGGGAAACCACGACACATATTCAAATGATTTCTATCGACAATGTGGATTTGAAGAAGTAAGTAAATACCCTATCTTATTCAATTTCTTCTTATTGAGCCACGAGCCAGTGGCGCTAAGTAACACCACGCCTTATTTTAATTACTATGGACACGTTCATAACGACCCTAAATACACTGATACCTCAACAAGCAAGTGTATTAGCGTGGAACGAATCGGCTATAAGCCGTTTTGTTTTTGGGAAACATAAAATATATTTAGACATATACGGAGGACTATATGGAAACCGAAACTTTCGAACAAGTAAGCGATAAAGAAACATTTTTAAAGCTCTGCCGCTTTCATATCCATCGAGAAGGTATTAACGACCTACTCGCTTGGTTGGAGAGAAGTGATTTTTTTACAGCCCCTGCAAGCACGAGATTTCACGGAAATTACGAGGGAGGTTTATGCAAGCACTCGCTTAATGTTTACCACGAACTTTCTCGCCTCAATGATGCTTACAATACAGGATTTTCTGAAGAAACAATTGCTATCGTCGCCTTATTTCACGATGTATGCAAAATCAATTTCTATAAGCGCGGTTTTAGAAACGTAAAAGATGAAACAACTGGTCAGTGGTATCCAAAGCCTATCTGGGAAATCGATGAAAAAGTCCCTCTTGGTCACGGCGAGAAAAGTTGCATTCTTCTGCAATGGTATATCAAACTCACGATGGATGAGTTGCTTGCTATTCGCTGGCATATGGGCGGCTTTGATTCCGCCGTTAAAGGTGGCGATTATAGCTTAAGCAAAGCGCAAGATTCATCGAAACTTGAACCCTGTTGAGCGTTGCCGACTTGATTTCAAGTAACTTATTAGAAGAAACGGTTGAATGAGGTGAAGTATGCCACCAAGAGGGACAAACCGCATCGAAGAAGCGGCTTTATACATTAAATATGGCGATTCCGTCTGGCAAAAATTTCAACTGGGAATCACTTCCCTATCAGTAGAAATAGAAGGCTATGCTGAGGCTCTACAAGAACTTTCATTAGAGGCGAAAATTATTGATTCAGGCGGATTAGCCGAGCCGAATAGCAGCCCCGATTTGGATTGGGAAAAATACATCCTAAATGGAGTAGCAGAATGAGAGAAATTTACGACGGTGTTATAACGCTTACCGATAAAAGAACTGGTCGTACACTCACGTTGCAATTAGAAGATTGCGACGTCGAATTTAGCCAAAGGACGGGAGAAATTAGTCTTGACGGACGACTTACCAATACAAGCGATGACTTGCGAGAATATCCGATTCAAATCACAAATAGACCATCTCATAGAACCCATTATTATGGGCAAGATGACTATTTTCGCCGTGTATATATGCCAGAACCACAGCAACGTGCGTTCGAGGTATATCAAAGAGAGCACGCACAGCAGATTATGAGGGAATTGCTAACCCAAGGCAATCCCTTCCTTCGTAGAAAAGAAGACACCGTTGCCATCCAAGTAGAAGAAACAACTTCACTCGAATGGGAAAGTATGGTACTTAACGGAGTCGTTAAATCTGACAAATAATTAAAGGAGGGCAATAAATGCCAAATAATGAAAAGCTAAATATTCACCAAAAGCTTTTGAAGATTGCAGATGCAGCAGGCATTCTTCAAAAAACCAAATCTGGCTACAATTACAAGTATGTGCCAGAAGAAGAAATTCAAGCCAAGGTAACGGCGGGTATGCAAAAGTATGGGGTTATGCTCTATCACTCCATCGTCCCCGGAACCTTGCAAATCACCCCTTATACATATGAAAAGTACAACGCGAAAGAAAAACGCAATGTTCCTGTAAATGAATTTATTGTACAAGCTGACTCTATTTACAAGTGGGTGGATGTTGAAGATCCTTCTTCAGAAATCGTAGTTCCTTGGGCACTTTGTGGGCAAATGGAAGACGTGTCGCAAGCATTTGGAGCCGCTGAAACTTATTGTAACCGCTATTTCTTTATGAAGTCTATGCAACTTGCGACATCCGAAGCTGACCCCGATAATTACAGAAGCAAGCAAAAAGAAGCTGAAAATTACGATGAAAGCAAAGAATTGAAAAAAGCTGCGGAAGAACTCGAAAAAGCCATTAAGCAAGTAGTTGAAACGGGAAGCAAGTTAATGCAAAACGGGTTTGAAAAAGAAGTCATTATGGCTATTGTAGGAAAACACAATGGCGGAAACCAAAATCCCGCTGGTATTAAGAGCGTTGAAGTTTGTGAAGCTGTAATGAAGGACTTCGGCGAACTTGCTACTCAAAAGCGCACTACAAAAGAAGAACCGGCAAAAAAGGTAACAAAAACATCGAAAGGAGAAAGTAAATGATTTACAACGAGAACAAGATTTTCGCAAAAGTGTGGAGTGTAACCCCTGCTGAAAACGGCAAATACATCGATTTGCAAGTAACAACATCTGAAAAGGATGCCGACGGTAACTATAAGAACTCGGGATGGTTCCCTCGTGCGATTGGGCACGCGGCAAACAGCCTTAAAGGCGTAAAGAAAGAAGACCGTATTGTGATTACAAAATCCAAGTTTACAAACGAGCGCTACAAGGATCAAAATGGAGAAACAAAATCAAGATTTAGATTCCTTATCCTTGAAGCAAGCATTGATAGTAACGCTTCATCACCTGCTACAGAAGCCCCGGCGCAAACAAAGAAGAAGCCCGTAGAACAAGCGGCAACGCAAGCACAGGATGATTGCCCGTGGTAACAAAGGAAGCAAAAAAAGAACGGTATAGTTTTTCAAAGCTTTCATCATTCCATACTTGTAAATATGGATATAAACTCACATACATAGATCACCAGAAAGGGATTGGAAATTGCTTTAGTTCATACGGATGCGAAATCCACTCCCTTATGGAGAGATACGCCAAAGGCGAACTTGATTTATGGAACTTGGTTAATACTTACGAATGGGAATTTGACACCGCAGTACCCGAGCCATTCCCCTCTTCAAAGTTCTGTAAAAACATGAAAGAACTTTATTACAACCAAGGACTTGAATATCTTAAAAATTTCCCTGGTTATGCGGATAGAAAAATCTTAGAAGTTGAAGCCGCATTTGACCACGATATAGATGATTGGACATTTAATGGCATAATCGATTTAGTCTACGAAGACAAGGATGGAAAACTAATAATACAAGATTATAAGTCTAAAAGCTCATTCAAAAGTAAAAAGGAACAAGCCGAATACGCAAGACAATTATACCTCTATTCGCTTTATGTAAAAGACAAATATGGTAAGTATCCAGATGCGTTACGTTTTATGATGTTCAGGAAAAACACAGTCGTTGAAATACCGTTCAATGAAAATAGCTTAAATGAAGCACTCGACTGGGCAAGAAACACCGTAAAAGAAATTCGCGAATGTTGGAGTTTCCCTCCAAGTTGCGAAGACTTCTACAGCAAAAATTTATGTAACCATCGCGAATATTGCGAAAATAAAATCTAAAAAAAGGAGGTATAGGCTTATTTTTGTTGACAAAGAAAAAATATTAAAAGCAAAAAGCAAACTTGGTGACAGGAACGCAGAAATAATTGCCGAGCTATTAAAGCTCGAAAGGTATGATTCAGTCAATAAAAAGGCTTTGTGTTGTTGGCACCTTGAAGACTCTCCGAGTTTTATATACAACCCGAAAACATTTTCATTCCACTGCTTCGGGTGTGGGAGAAACACCGACATCATTGATGCTTATATGCATACAGGCTTAACTTATCTCGAAGCCCTACAAAAGCTTTTTGAAGAGGCTAAGATGCCTGTTTCATTCGGAGAAAAAGGAGTAAAAACTAAATATCAATATAACTATCCTAAGGAAGAACCTTTGAATGAAAAAACAAACGTATACGCCTACTTAGCACAACGTTGTATTTCAAAGGAAACAATAGATAGCGTTGATGTGCGAGAAGATTCCAATGGCAATATCGTTTTTAATTATTATGATACTAACGATGTGCTTTGCCTTGTGAAATATCGTCCATCGCACAAAATAGATAAAACAAAAGGCGACATCAAAGCTTGGTGTCAAAAGAACGCAGATATAACTCCATTATTATTCAATATGAATAGAGTTAATACAACAGCTCCTCTACTCATTTGTGAAGGAGAAATTGATTGTATGGCTGCTATTGAAAGCGGATTTACAAATGCAGTCTCGGTTCCGTTAGGCGCAAACAATTACGGTTGGATTGAAGAAAACTTTGATTGGCTTGAACAATTCGACAGCATAATCATTTGTGCCGATAACGACGAGGCGGGAATAAAAATGCAAAAAGAGTGCGTTTTTAGACTTGGCTCGTGGAGAACAAAGTTCATTGAAATTCCTCAAATTTTCCATGACGTAGAAAAAGATAAAAAGATTCAAATGAAAGACCTTAATCACGTTCTCTATTACCAAGGCAAGAAAGCAGTCCTCGACCTTATACATAACGCTAAAGACTCTCCCGTTGATAGCGTATCGGATTTCTCTGACATCAATAATATTGACTTAGATGAAATTGATGGCATAAAAACAGGAATTCCTGAGCTTGATAAACGCTTAATGAAATTGTTCTACGGAACATTTACAATCGTTACTGGCGTAAACGGCAGCGGTAAATCCTCTTTCCTATCACAGCTCGTTTGTAATTCAATAGATGATGAAAAAAATGCATTTTTATATTCGGGGGAATTACCAAATTTTCAAAGCAAAAATTGGGTGAATTACATTCTTGCCGGACAACGAAATGTTAGAGAGTACAATTTCAATGGTGCAACATATTGGAAAGTAACACCAGATGCTCAAAAAGCAATCAATGACTATTATCGGGGTAGGCTTTTCATATATAAGGATGGATATGACCACAAGGTTGATTCCATTTTGCAATCAATGGAAGATACAACCAGAAAATATGGCTGTAAACTTCACATTATTGATAATCTTACTTCTGTTAATCTTGAAGCAAACGAGCAGAACAAGTATCAAAAACAAGAAGAATTTGTAACACGGCTCATTGATTTTGCGAAAAAATTCAATGTAGCTGTTCTTTTAGTCGTCCACCCACACAAAATCGAGCAAATGCGTCGCCTAAATAAAATGGATATCCAAGGTATTTCCGCAATTATCGACCTTGCCCATAGAATATTGAGCCTTTACAGAGTAACGGCTGAAGACCGCAGAGGCGTTCCAAGCAAACGAGGAAACGGATGGTACAAGGAACCCATTTATTATGATGTATTATGCGACATCCTAAAAGACCGACTACTTGGATTTGAGGGTAGTAGTGCTGGACTGTATTACGATAAGCCGTCTCGCCGTTTCTTCGTCGATGAGCAATCCTTGGATAAACGATACGGATGGGACACCGAACAATACAGTACTCCGCTTCCTTATCCTCCACCGCAACTCAACAGGGAAGACGATGAAATTTATGGAAACGTCGCAGGAGAACAATAATGAAAATTTTTCAAAATTATCATCGCCATGCGATGTACACAAATGTAAGAATTTCCGATTCCGCAGTTACACCGGAAGCATATGCCAAAAGAGCCGTTCAACTCGGACATGGTATCCTCTCTTCGTGTGAACACGGTTGGCAAGGAAATTATTATGAAACAGTAAAAATCGCCAAAAAGTATGGTCTCAAGCCCCTTATCGGGGCTGAGGCTTACTGGGTAAAAGATAGAACAGAAAAAGACAGGAGTAATTGCCACATTTTTATCGCGGCAAAAAATGAACGCGGTAGACAAGCTCTTAATGATGTATTGTCCGAAGCAAATCTAACAGGCTTTTATGCACAACCACGTCTTGATATCCCTTTGATATTATCTCTCCCTAAAGATGACGTCATTGTGACAACTGCCTGTATCGCCTATTGGAGGTATGAGGAAATAGAGCAAATCACCGCTGAGTTCGCAAATCATTTTGGCAAAAACTTCTTCCTCGAAGTTCAGTATCATAACACAGAATCCCAAAGAGAATTAAATAAAAAGATTTTGAGATTACACGAAAAATTGAATATTCCGTTGATTATGGGATGCGACAGTCACTACATAGAATCTGACCAAGGTCAGGCAAGAACAGACTTCCTTGTATCGAAGGGTTTAACTTATCCAGACGAAGAAGGTTGGTATTTAGATTATCCCGATGGAGATACTGCCTATGAACGATTTGCACGACAATGCGTTTTAAGTCATGAGCAAATCTGCGAAGCGATGGATAACACTAATGTCTTCCTCGAAGTAGAGGAATATGACAGTCCCATATTCAACACCGATATCAAAATGCCCTCCCTCTATCCTAATTTATCTCAAGAAGAAAAAAATGAAGAGTATAAAAAATTAGTTTGGGGTGGATGGATTGAATATAAAAAGTCCATTCCGCAGGAGCAATGGGAATTATATGAAAGCGAAATTGCAAAAGAAATAAAAACCGTTGAAGATACAAGAATGGCAGATTACTTCATCAATAACTACCACATCATTAGGAAAGGAAAGGAAAATGGCGGTTGGTTAACGAAAAGCGGACGTGGCTCCGCAGTGTCGTTTATCACAAATATGCTTTTAGGTTTCACGGAAGTAGATAGAATTGCAGCAAAAGTTCATATGTACCCAGAAAGATTTATGAGTACAACCAGAATTTTGCAAAGTGGCTCGCTCCCTGATATCGATTTCAACTGCGCTCCCGTAGCTCCTTTTGCCCAGGCACAACAAGAAATCTTAGGCGAAGACCATGCTTATCCTATGATTGCTTACGGCACGATGCAAAAATCTGCAGCGTGGAAATTGTATGCAAAATCACAAGGCATCCCTTTTGAAATTGCAAATGCCGTTTCTGACCAAATCAAGAAATACGAAATGGCTGTTAAACACGCTGGGGAGGATGAAAAAGATGATATCAATGTATATGACTACATCGATAAAGAATATCACGAAATTTATCAACGCAGCAAAGACTATCTTGGTCTCGTTACATCTTGGTCAATCGCTCCTTGTTCATACCTTTTGTATGCAGGCAGTATTCGCAAGGAAATCGGCTTAGTTAAAATCAAGGATCACCTGTGTTGTATTATGGACGGTCATTGGGCAGAAGACTGCCATTTCCTTAAAAACGACTTGTTAAAAGTATCTGTCGTAGATTTAATCTATCGAGCTTATCATCGTATCGGTATGGAGCCCCCTACTGTTACAGAATTATTAAAAATGTGTCCTCCCGAGGATAAAGCTTGGAGTATTTACGAGAAAGGTTGCACCTTGGGTATTAACCAATGCGAACAATCTGGAACAGCTTCAAGAGTAACGAAATACAAACCTAAGAATATTTCCGAACTCGGGGCATTCGTTGCGGCAATTCGACCTGGGTTCAAGTCGATGTATAGAACATTCGAAAGTCGAAAACCTTTCGCGTATGGTGTCCAAGCATTTGACGACCTCATTCAAACCGACGAAATGCCAAACAGTTTCTTATTGTATCAAGAGCAAGAAATGGCAGCATTAAACTATTAGACAAATTGGGTATGGTACGAAAGTGCCTGAAATGCTCGGCGAAGAATACGAGGTTTTTCAGCCTGAGGACAACTGCCGCTTTGTAAAATATACCTTGCGTATGTTATTCGATTTTAAGGCGCAAATCGAAGGGAGCGACGTTATCCACTGGAATAATGGACTTTGGGATATTCCCACGGCGCTTTTTGACGATGGAGAGCCGTTTACGAGCGAAGAGGAATACGTTGTAAATATGCTCCGCGTTGCAAAGGAATTGAAAAAGCTGGGCAAGCGAGTTATCTTTGCAACGACTACGCCCGTGCATTATGAGTTTCCGTATAACGACAACAAGATTATCAAGCGTTATAACGATTTGATTGTTCCTAAACTGCAAGAAATGGGGATAGAAATTAACGACTTATACACGACGGTTATGCAAGACCTTTATAAATATATCGGCGCGGATCAAATTCATTTGTCGGAAGAAGGAATTGCGGTTTGTTCAGAACAAGTAGTGAAAGCTATTAAAGGTTAGTATCTAAAAGAGTGATACTCGAAAAAGATGTTTGAAGGTAAGAGTTTTGAAATAGGCTTATGCGAAACTTCTTGTGAGGTGAACGATCATCTCGACAGAGGGTTGACCAATGAAATTATTGCACATTTTGCAGGGGAATTTAAGGCAATCG